GTGGATACGGATCATCCTCAACAAATTCATGTTCGCTATTCCGTAGTCAACCTTCCAGCGAAACTGACGAAAATCTTTCTCAGTAACGATGATATATTCACCAATGACACAGCAATTAATAGGAGAATAAAGAAATTTTTTATTTAAGAACCAATAGAATCAATAGATGAAGACAACTCAGTATAATGATATGTCTTTGTAGCTAACAACTTGAGATTCACGTCACCAGGTACTCCAACAGATGCTTCAGTCGGATTACGAGCAACAATAATTAAACCTTCAGTCACATTAGCCTTATAATCGTTATTCAATAAATCTTCCATATTCAATACATAGTTTCCAGGATCACGAATCTGCATATTAAAGTTTTGTCCTTTAGAAATCTTCACTCTTCGCAACTTCAACACCTTAAAGTATCGACCAAATCCAGAGGCGTCAAATGGAGTAATGTCATACAACTGATTGTTAGTAATAGGAGTAGGCATATTACCAGCTGCCTGTTCATTAATGCAAGCATTCCAATACGAAGCAATATCACCAGTAGAAATAGTATCGTTATGCAAATCCTTGCGACACAACACATGGTAGATGTCAACATAAGCAACATTGTCAACATAACTTTCACCTTCACCACCAACATTAGTAATCTTTAGGTCAAGCACACAACTTCTAAATCTAAGCTTTCGAGAAGCAAGAGAGGCTGTAGGGTCAGCACCGTTTTCACGAGCAAATATCCACCACATATCACCATTGCCAGTATTAGTGTTACCAGCATAAGTGTTAGTACCATAACCGTAAATTGATACACCTTTCACTCCTTGGCCATCAAAGTAATTAGTAGGTGCAGTCACAATAAAGTCGGACCAATGAATCTTACATGTTTTCATAGACTGTAATTTGTCCATTCTGTACATAAAGTTTTTCATAGCCTTTCGTCTACTGCGACGAACCTTTCTGGGAGCAGACTTTCGACGATACATCAATGCCTCATCGTTTTGAAACGTAATGTTTCCATACTCCTGGCCTTTGCGTCCTTGTCGTGTTCTAGTCGAACTTCCCCTACCACGGTTTCGAAATCGAAAAGCCGTAGAGAGAGCACCACCCATTAGTCTCAACCTCTTTAGTCCTCGCTGCGCTGATCTGAAATACTGCTTTCGCTTAAATGCCATTTACAGGGGTATTGGCGTAAACGCTTTCTATTTATAGGTCCTCCAGTGGGTCTGGCTGCGCGTAATATTATTACTTGCGCAGCAGACCCCAGAAGAGATTCCACTGATCCACTGAATATAAAGAGAGTTTTCTAAGCCACATTTCCACTTCAAGGGGTCTGTCTTGCCCTGGTCTCACGCCAGGGCGCTTCCCTCTACCTGTAGCCTATGATGTTAAAATTTGTAGTTTATCCCATAACCCTTTACGTAAGGGGTGTTTTCTATAAGTATACCACCTAACACCACCAGTGTATGGACCATCCTCATGCCCATCTCGCTTTACGTGGTAACTTCAGACTCAATGCAAAACAACTATTCGCAACATGGCCGAGAACGAATGTTAATTTGGAGGATCTGCACGAATGGCTTATACTCAAAGTTAATCCCTCTCACCTTATCACAAGCAGAGAATTACATCAGGATGGAGAAACACATTACCATGCCTACATGGAGTTCTCCAGCAGAAAAGATATCAGAGACCCTCGCTTGTTGGACTATGAAGGAAGGCATGCTAACATTGGACCTGTACGAAACAAGCAAGCAGCAATTGCTTATACTAAAAAAGATGGGGATTTCTTGGAGTGGTTCAATGAGGGAATAAATAATGAATTCAATCCTTATCAGTTAGCAAAAGAAAAAGAACTACCTGAATATTTTGAGACCTGTAGAAAAATGAAGGTCTCTTATCAATATGCTCTGCAAGCATGGAACTGGACTATACAGCAAGCTAATGATATTAATACCATTACAGGAGAGACTCCAATAGAGGGCTCGATCCACGAACCGTATCTAAGAATCCTAATTCCAGAAACGAGCAAAGCAAACTGGATCAAGGGACCTTCGGGAATAGGCAAGACAACTTGGGCTTTAACTGTAACTCCCAAACCTGCACTCTTTGTAAGGCACTTGGATACACTCAAACAGTTCCGTTGTGGATACCATGTAGCCCTGATCTTCGACGACATGTCCTTTCAACACCTTCCACGTACGAATCAAATCATGATAGTGGATACGGATCATCCTCAACAAATTCATGTTCGCTATTCCGTAGTCAACCTTCCAGCGAAACTGACGAAAATCTTTCTCAGTAACGATGATATATTCACCAATGACACAGCAATTAATA